TCCCGAGCACCACAAGCGCGGCGTTCGCGTAAAGCTTGTCCATCTCAGGATCAGTACTCAGCGCGATACCCACGATCTCGCGGGCCTCGTTGCCGGTGTAGATCCCCGACTGGCGAAGGGTGACAGCTTTGTCAGCGCGCGTCTCGAAGTCGCCGCGGAGAACGTCGGTCATGTCAAAGTTCGCCGAGCGTTGACCGGTCGGGAAGAACTCCGAGCGCAAGGAGTAGTCGATGGCCGACTCCCAGTCCTCAAGCCGCGGGGTCATGGTGTCGCGATACATCGAGCGCATCTGCTCGGTGATGTTCGAGAACGTCGCGTGGTCGAGGATATGGACAACGGGCGGAGGCACGTCGTACACCATGCAACCCTCTTGCATGTCGACCTTGCGGGCCTCGATGTACTGCATTTCCTCGGGGCTCAACTGGACGATAATGGCGTCCATGCCCTCTTCGAGGATCATGGTGCCGCCCGCGTTGTCCGCGCCCGCATGGCGAGCGTCAGCGGACGCCTTGAGGCGGTCCTGAGCCCCCTGCGACAGTTCGGTCGGGTGCTTCAGGAGCAAGCCCGGACGGGCGCCCTTGACCCAGAACGACTGCATCGCGCGCCGGGCCGCGTCCTCGTTCAGGAGCGTGGTCCGCAACGGCTCCAATCGAGACAGGCCACGCATGAGCGAGTCGGGGTTGTACCTCAAGAAAGCGACGACATCCTCAGCCGGCGCGTGCAGGATCCCAGCCGACGCCACTCCGAGCGTGAAGATGTACTCCACCGCGCCGAACGAGTTGCGGTGAACCGCAGTCCGGGACGGGTGCATCGGCAGTAGGTTGACGACGTCGCCAGTCAGGCGGGTGCCGTGCTCCGTCTCGACCGATGGGCCATTGGGGTCGCGGACCTTGTACCAGAACGACTCGCCGTAAATCTCGTAGGTGCTGAACGTCCAGCGGTAGAACGCAAACGGGGACATGACGGTGCACGGGCTGGCCATGAGTCGCGCGAAAGGCGAGGTTGTGTCCTGAACCTTGCCGGTCTTCGGAGTGTTGTCCCATACCTTCACGGTCAGCCGGGCCGCACTGTTGGCGATCTTGTCCACCAGTGTTGCCACGATCGGCTGCGCACGGTACAACGCCGCGTAGGTCGCGAACTTCCCTGACAGTTCGAGGCCCTGAGTGGCGTAGAAGTAGCCGTTCGACAGGCTGGGGACCGTCTCACCAAGGGCCTGAGGGGCAAAGTCGAGGGTCGTCCCGTTCGACACGATCACGGTCGGCCCTCCGGATTCTGCAGCGCATCTCCGGATACAGGGGTATGTGATACTATTGCCCCATGAGATTCGGTTCGGGCGATCCCGCAGAAGTACGGTTCTGGAAGCACGTCAACCGCCTATCTGACTCAGAATGTTGGCTCTGGACCGCCGCCGTTGTGATGAACTATGGACACTTCACTTGCGACGACCGGCTACCTTCCGGCCACAAGAAAGGCGTTAAAGCGCACCGATTCAGTTGGGCGCTGGCAAATGGACCCATCCCTGATGGGCTGCATATCTTGCACAAATGCAACGTCCAACTTTGCGTCAACCCGAAGCACCTTTATGCAGGAACGCACACTGACAACATGGCTGATCGAGCGAGAGCCGGGCACGCACCAGACCTGCGTGGTGAGCGGAGTGGTATGGCTCGCCTTACGAATGTGCAAGTGGCTGAGATTCGGAAGCGGCTAGGGAAAGAACGTAGTCGGTCGATCGCGGCTGACTATGGCGTTGCTGAACAAACGATCAGCGACATTCGGCACGGCCACACATGGAAGCAGGACGCTGATGCAAAAGGATGAGTTCAAGGTCCAAAAGTACGGCAGGCTTTACTCGGTGAGTTGCCGTACCTGCTTCATCGTGTCGAGTAAGGGGACATCTGCCCGCCGCCCGAAGGCGAGATTGGAAACGATGCGCCAGGTGCGCGACTGGTTGAACACCCATGAGCACACCCAATGGCGATCACTCGAATCTGCGCACAGGGAGTGCGGTCGGATCTCCCGAGAACTGCATCCAGATGTGGCGCCTGAGGTGACGAAGAGACTTCAGACGGAGCGCGTCGAGAAACTGGGTGAGGTGCTACTGAAGAGACGCTCATGCTTCATTTGCATGAATGATTCAGTACGCTCGGCGGTTAGGAACAACCCGAGCGGAAATGGTGTGCTGGTCTTGGTCGTCTGCAAGGAACATGAAGACCTGACGAGTGAGACATGGACGTTCGCTGAGCCGATGACAGGGATGCGCGTACCCGAATGAAGCCGCTCAATCGGTGCTGAATCACGGTCTACCTTCGGGGTTCTGAAGGTAGGCGATCTTCTCGCGGGGCAGGTACAGGTCACCGTCGATGGACTGACGGTTCTTCTCATCCACGGCGAACGCGCCAACCAGCTTCACGGAGTTGTCGTCCGCGTCGGCCAGGAGCCCGTCGAACGTCTCCCCTGATGTGAGGGTGACG